GTAGCCGTCTGTGCTAAAAAAACGCTTAAAGGCTTAGCACCTTTACGCCTGTTGCAGTCAGCGCAGCATGCAACGAGGTTATCCATATCTATAGCACTGCCAATGGAGGCATCTCTTGCAATAGGCACGACATGATCTACCTGGTTAGCCTCTTTATGACAGTAGGCACAGGTAAAGTTATCCCTAAACAATACGCGCATGCGAGCCTGTTTATAGCTCTTAGTGGCACGAGGCGTACCTTTTTTTGTGCTCATCAGTAGTAGTTATTCCTCTCATGAAATGCCCACGCCAGGCACATAGTCTTATACCTATGCTTAATGTAACGCACAGTCTCAGTTATCTGATCAATACCGCTCAAGCTGCCATACCATTTAGAGCGCATTTGACCTATGCCATAGTGACTACCGTTACGCGCCCGGGGGCTCCAATTACTCTCTTTACCAAGTATTTGGCTAAGGCACTTTAGTTGCTTAGGGTCTTGCACTAACCGTCTTGCGTGTGGCTTAAGGCCGTCGGTGAGTTGCGTTGCTCTCGCTAAGGTTGTTGTTATTAGCGCCTTTTCTTTGCTGCCTGTAGGTACTCCTGCGATTAAACCCGCAGCTAGGACCAGGATTAACGCTCCCGCGGTTACTTGCCTACTCCCAGGATGCTTAGCGCGCTGAGAGATGATTGTAGAGAGTGGTTCTCTAAACCTGTCGAGCACATAATGAAAGTGTTTTATAACGATTTGATAACGATTTCTGAGCATAAAGATATCTCCCTTTATAACGAAATGTTATAATTGACTATAAGCCTTTGACCGCAGCTCTACACCCACAGCCCCACAGCCTCGGCACTGCACGAGCACTTCTGCAGCATCTGCCCATAAGTCGGTAAAGACTGTGTGGTTTTGCACCTTCTTTTCAACCCTACACATAAACCTTAATGTCTGCACGAGCCCTCCTTTTATAGGTCTCTACATTAGCCAGCGCTGACTGTGGTAGCCACCAATTACCCTGATCTGGGTGCTTGAAGTGATCAGTGCGGGCTATCAGGATAGGGATATAACCTGCCAGCCTATAGGTGGCCAACTCTCCAATTACTAACCAGGCGATATCGGTTTGGCGATCATTAGAGCTAACAATGAGTGAGCCCTTTTGGTGCTTAGTGTGCTTGACTTCATGGATTAGCCCAACATCTGCCTTATCTTTATAAGTCTGATGTTCATATTTATAAGGGATATTTAGAAACCTAGCCACTAGCATCTCTGAAATAAAGGCTTCAGTTTGTTTTACCCTAGCCTCATCTGGTGAGTATGTTTTGTAATTACCGCTGTGAACCGCCCTGGTCTTTAGGTTATATTCAACTCTAACGACCGCGGCCTCCCAAGCAAGACTATATTCTGCCTTAGTAATGTTATAAATCATCACTTACCCAGACACTCTGCGCATTTAAATAAGTGAGTTAGTCCATCGGCTTTGTAATATCGACCGAACATTTTATCCGCCCAGTGTTGGCAGTAATCGCACCAGTCCTTAGCGCTTAAGTTTTGGCGCTCTTTGATAACTGTTCCATCTGTTGTAATCGTGACCGTTTCATTTGTCTCAAGATTTGTAAACGATATCTCGCCCATTATTTGCCCCTAGCGATAGCAACACACTTTTTTATTGTGTCGCAGTGCTCCTCGTTAGCCCCAAAGCATCCTAAATCGCCTTTATACTCAGGTATAAAAGGCTCATCATCGGCATCATCGCTAGCCAAACAGTATTTAGCCTCAATTTCTTTGGCTATCTTTTTACGGATTACTTTTAAATTAGGCGCTTCCATATCTTGGAAATGTTCCCAACACACCCATGTGTCTTTGTTAGATACAGCTATACAGAATTCGCCATCAGCATCGCATCTCATGCCACTCTCGGTGATCACACATGCCCTTATCATTTAGCGCGCCATGTCCCGTTTGTTAAAGATTTAACATGCCACTGCATCTCGCACTGTTCAGCTTCATCTTTTGCGCTGCATTTGTAGCCACGATATGGCTCATTAGTTTTTTTAGATATGCCTTCTATCATTATGCGAGCGCCATGCTTGCAAGAAGGACCGGGGGTCTGTAGCTCTTGGTTAGTGTTCCATAGGTCATTAACTGCGACCATTTCCTCAGCACTTGATCTAGGTGTGCCTAACTTACTGGCGTAATTAGCATTTGCTAACGCGCGCCCGTAGGCACTGGTCTCAGCCTTCTCAAGCGCAAATGGTTCGTTAGCACGCTCCTGGGCAAGGCCATTAACCCAGGGATAAACATCATCTATGGATTTCCATAAAGTGACTTTAACCCTAATGTAAGCCTGTTCAACATATAAAATATCTGCTGCCTCAGATGACATCTTAAAATTAGGATGCTCAATAGCTAAGCACTCTATTCTCTCCGCTACTGTTGAATATAGGCTTACATCAAAGGCCATTATTTGCCCCGATCTGTGCGAGCGCCAATTTTCATACCAGCACTACGCCCACGCATGTAAGCCGTTTGCGAGCCAGCCTTTACTCCTAGCGCATAAAAGGCCATGCCCCAGGCAACTGTCCATATCATTACATAAACTATTATCTGTCCTGTACTCATTTATACTCCCTTATTACCAGTGAGCCCTTACTCACTCATTAAAGGTTAAAGCCTAGTACTGACATTTAGCAATAAGACACGACTTAAAGCGCTAAATAAATCTGATCTACGCGGGTTTCAATTCTTGCCTGAGACTCCTCCAGCCTGCGCAGTCTGCCCTCTATGTTATGCCCGCCGTTATTATCTGGGGCCAGCTGAGTTAAATAACTAGAGACTAGCCAGCGCACAGTTAGGGCAAAGCTGCCACAGATAGAGATAACACCTACTGTCAGGCCTACCCAGGCATTAGCGCTCATTTGTTTATCCCTCTGCCGCTTGAGTATTAAAGACTACTGCGACTTCTCCGCCTTGTTCAAACTGGTCCCAGGCTAATATCTCATATCCCCCGTTTGCCGACTGTGTCCACTGCGTGCCATTGGCCTCCCAGTTAGCAGTAATATATGTAGGTGACTCCCAGCCTTTGTCCACATACACGCCCGCTTCTGGGCCTGCGCTGATACCACCTTGCATGTACCAAAGATCATCTGTTATAAAAAACCGTAAAGCGTTAGAGTTATTTGGGTCTGTTAGCGCACCTGATTGCCACACTGCCCCGGCCTCTATTACCGTAAGCATGCCTAGCGAATTATTGACCACCTCTATTTTATAGCCTGTATTATTGGTGATCTTTATCCCTAGCGCCCAACTCATTTAGCGCCGACTCCGTACTCACTTTGTTTAGGGTCTACCGCTTTTAAAATCGGACCAAGTAAGCCTGCAATAAAAGCATTTGCTAAGACTTTTGGCTCAGTAACTCCCGCCATTATTAGAGCTACTACTGCCGCAACTGCAGCTCTTAGGTATGACATCCCAGCGCTGATTAGTTTATCCTTCATTTATTAACCTCCACTTGTTTCATAAGTCCTAGCTTAAGGCATAAGGCAAAGGCCTTAGCCTGACTTAACATGACCTCAAAGTGCATTTCATCCTTGCGCGCTACATAATCTCCGCCCCATCTTAGGCCATATTTCTTAGCCAGCGCCCTAATCATTGGCACACTGGCTGGCTCAAATGTTCCGACCTTACCTAACGGATGTTTAGTAGCGTTTAGATCTATAGCGCTGCCGCTGGCATGGTTGCTTAATTTGTCAGTGCTGCCGCGTATCATCCTAAATGAGTAGGCCCAGTCATCAAATAAGCCTTCATCTATTGGCTCTATTAACTTATGAAACTCACTTGCAAAGCCCGCTAGTAATGGCCCGGCATATTTAGCACATCTAATACTGCGCTCTGTTCCCTTAATTTTATACGCACTCACCGCTATTAGTTTTTGGTCATCACTAGCAGGCCAGCCGTTATGCGATTGCATAAGTTAGCCCAGTAGCAGTTTGGCTTCATCGGCAGTAATGCCTAGCCTTGCCAGTAGTGCTGCTTTGGCGGTTGCAACTTCAACCTTCGCCGCTTCCTCTAATTGCCATTTTTCAATTTCGTTCTTGTATTCTGTATATTCAGCGGTTGTCATTAGGCGGTCAATAATCTCGCCAGTCTCGCCATTGTGAATTCTGATTTCTGGATTAGTCATTATTTTTCTCCATATACAAATGCAGTTCCAGCAGACCAGTTTCCACCAGAGT